AACTTATTTGTACCGCTATCAACGCTTATAGCCATAGCTAAAGCCATAAAAGACTTTCCTGATTTCGGCCTTGCATAGAGAATAGTGCCACCATCTGTAACGGCAAATGGTTTTAAACGATAGTGCTGTACTAGCGTAGGGTCTCCAGACATAAGCTCTGAAGAATAATTAGATAGCCATACTTCCCATACTTGTGAGCAGAAATCATCCAAGTCTTTTTTGAGATGATCTTTTTCGTAGAGAACAGATCCTGTCTCCGGGTTCTCAATTACACCCATAGTTTTAAAGGCAGAATTGCAGAGCCTTCCCCGTTCTCCGTCTCTACCTATATTAAAAATGTCATAGACAATTTGTTTGCCGTATGGACCTTTGGTATTAGCTGTCTTTTTTTCATAGATAGTAATTTTGGCGTGAGTCCCTGTTTTCTCAGGTCGCAGGTTATCGGCACGAAAATTAATCTTGTGATCGTTAGGCAAGTGTCGTGTTGCTATGACACCTGTGCCGTTTAATTCTGGTTCTAATGTATTGTAAGGCTGAAAGGTTTCAGACAAAGTCATCGATAGCTCTCCTGGTTATCTTAGGTACTGGCTCTTTTGGAACATAAGGTTTCGGCTTGTATTGGGGCCTAAAACCTTGTCTTTGACTGTTCGCTTGGCGTTGCGTAGTCAAAAGTTTTACAGCTTTCTCTATAGATTTGGCGAGCTTATCTGTTACTTCCATATTTTTCTGACTTATTTTTTCTTTTTTATTTTGTCTGTATTGATATTCACAAAAAACAGGAGATACGGCGTAATCATGTAGAGTACAAATGTCTGCTGTACAGATTAAATTTTCCATATCTACCTCTTTGTATAAAAAGCGTAGCGTTCTCAATATGCAAGAAAACGCTACGCTAGTGTTAGACCCAGACGAGAGGTTACACAAATGATTCAAAACATTTAGTCTATGTATCTAGGTCTAACTAATTTCTTTTGTTTCTTCGGCTGTCTGTGTGTAGTTACCTAATATTATTTGTTCAAACACATCAGTCATTTCGTTTATGGTTTGTGCTAGTTCTCCGTTACGCAATCCAACGAATTCTCCTGACGCATTACCTGCATCAATAGCACCTTTGAATGCAACCTGGCGAACAATAGATTGACCTGTGGCATCTAATTCCTCGGGCCATTTAGGCTTTTGTGATTCTGTAGTAAACACTTCGTCAAAAACTTCTTGTGTCTTTGGATCTATAGTTTCCTCTATCTCAGCAATCTGATGATCGTTTAACTTCTGCATATAAAAATCATTTTCTGAACCGTCAAAGACTGCAACGTTCCACCAGTAATGATCGGGATATGTGCCGTCTTTGCCGTCTTTAAGATTGCCTTTGACTAACGTTGCGGCAAAATCTTTTTGTGCATTAGCAAACTTAGGGTCAAAGTGTTCTGCTTGCTCTGGAGTTAAAAACAACGGCATAGAATAATTCTTTGTAATAGGTGGTGCAAAGGCACGAATTTGTGTGTTGCCATTACGATTAACACCTTGATTAGATTCTACTGTTAGTGTTACTTGTTGTACGTCATTCATTCTATTAACTCCCCCCATAAGTGCATGCACCGCATTTCATGCCTGCTTCTACTCTTACGTCATCAGGCTTAAATTCGTAGCACTCAGGGCAAGCTCTAATGTTGTGTATATTTAGTTTATTTTTTAGATTGTTTTCTATACGAATAGTTTCGTTTCTTTTCTCTTTACGGTCTTCATACTTTTCAATCCACTTTGGAATCCTAGACAACATGTCTATCCAGTATTCTCCATCTACACTTTTTTTATCTTTATCTATGTAGTTGAGTTGACGGGTAGCATTTTCGTGATCTTCCGTAATACTAAAAACCCGTATACCATTAAGTACTATTTCGTATGTAGAACTTAGCAATGCCAACGGATGACCTGTTTCTCTATCGTTTGTTGAATACTCATATCTTTTACAAAGAAAAGATATGTTTGGTTGTCCCGGTATTCTTCCTACATGAAAGTCTCCGTTCATTTTATTTTCTACAAACTTGAGTAAGTCGAGAAACTCCAGACCTAATTTAAACACTTGATCTGTATATTCTTCTAAAAGCTCAGAAGAAAATATCGTTGGCGTACTAGGAAAATCCGTACGCTGTGGATAGAACGGTACGTCTACCATAAGTTCTATATTTTTATCTGCTAACATAGTTCACCTCTCTTGGTTAGCTGAATTTATTTTTAATAGCTTTCATGACAAATCGTTTTGCCATGTAATCTAAAACATTAGTAATAAGAAAAAGTTTTGCGCCATCGTCATCGTTCATTGATGCACTTTTAAGGTATCCATCTGATGCTAATGTGCGTACGGATCTACTGCTTATGTCTAATAAGTCTGCAGTTGCCTGTGCTTTATTAACCATTCCATATTGAGCAGCAAAACCTAGTTCGTTAAAGTCTTTTACCATACGTTCTCTAACTGTCTTAAACACTTCATATACTTCCGGGTCAGACAATTCAGGATCATCTTCCGGTGTAAAGTATGTGTGAACGTATTCGTATTCTGTGTATTTGTTCATGTGCCTTATTTTTATGTTACCTGCCAAAATTAATTGTAAGCATATAATAGACAACTATTGCTGTCAACAGTTATTTTTGGGATATAACTGGAATTTAAAGGAAAAGTGTTGTACTATTTCAAAATCAGTAAATGAGGTAAATAGTATGGATAAGAAAACACCATTAGTAACATGGGTTAAATCTCTTTATGGGCCAGGAAAGAAGTTTCCTTCAGGAAGACAGCTGTCAATTGAAAGTGGTAGAAACCCTAACGTTGTATCCGACATTCTTAATAGTGGAAAAGGATCTGTTGAAACAGTTTTAGCAATAGCAGAGGTTGTTGATTTTCCAAAAATACAAGCACTCGTTATTGCAGGTCATCTGTCAGATGACGATTTAAAACAAGCAAACATAGAGTCTGGTCTTACACCAGATGAGATTGATCTCCTAAAAGAGTTTCGATCTCTCGATGATGTCTTACAGACTGTAGCGATTTCACAAGTGTCAGCGCTACATGTTCTTCTTGCGGACTCAGTCGATACCGAATCGTCTTCCCAGAAGAAGTCTCCAAAGTAATTGACGGAACTAGTGTCGCTTTTTCTTTCTGCATAATTTACTCCATCTAAATTATTAATATCGATTATCAACCTCATAAATTAAAGGTGGATTGTCAACATACAACAGAAAAAAAGAATCGTGCAACCCCAGATCGTGTCCTGCTAGGCACGAGCCGAAAGGACAGTTTTTGTCTCATTGGGGTTTTTAGCCCAAAAATCGAAAAAAAACAGGAGCTGAAGAAATGGTTTTAAAAACTAAAAAACAATCTTTACAAAAAAGAATTGATGTCAGGCAAAATCCTATAACTGGCGAGCCGGATACAACTGATTTACTTGTTTTGTTTGAACGACCTTTAACTGAAAGATTAAAAGACCTTAGAAGTTTACCTGTTTATGGTTTTGAAAGTAATCAAGAAAAGTTTGCTAGTGTTTTAGGGATAAATAAAAAAACCTTATCAAGAATCGAGAACGGCACTAGTCCGTTTACAGATGAAATGCGTGAAAAATACATGCAACTTTTTGATGGATACCCAGATGCAGGAAACCCGTTGTTTTATTTGCCTGATGTATATGCAGAAAAAATTAGAGCCGATGTATCTTTAGTGCAGTCGTTAAATATAGCTAAAAGTAACTGGTTTAAAAGAATAAACGAAAAGATTGTTGCTAACTTTAACGACTTAACAGGTAACGCAAAGGATTTTATAGAGTCAAGTACAAATTTCGCTATTCAACAATGTGTTACCAAAGAAGATTTAAAGACGGGACTCCCAACCTTTCCTGATGCGTCTATTAGCATGCGTACCATGTCGGGTTGGAAATGGGGAACTAAACATCTTGAGTCGTACCTACAGAAGGAAGTCTGGACTAAACTCAAGGTTAAATATAACAGGTTTCGAGTTGTAAGAGGGTTAGGTTACCAAGTAGGGACTAAATCTTTTATGGATTACGAGATATACACAGCAGGTGCTACACCTGGTAGCAGTAATTATATTGACTCGTTGCCACCAAAGTTTGTTACACAAACAAAAATCGATTCTGTGTATATGCACTTTCAAAATCCAGAATTAAATCCAGAAATGACTACCGCAGGAGTAAAGATACTCGATCAACCAGGAGACAGGCAACTAACTATATTTTTGCATTATGACAGTTACAAAGATGCTAACGGCAAAAAAATGAAACAACAAGATTTTTTTGATTCAATAATGGACGACTTAGAACACACAATTATTCCAACTTTAGAAGAGTACTTACTCGAACGTGACAACAGATACATGGAATCAATTCTTGAACTCGGTAACGCAAGGGCGCAAATCATTATGAGCGAGGGGGAATAAACATGGGACTACACTTATGGTACAGCATAAAAGAACAACGATGGTACTACCATTATAAAATTATTAAAAACCAAAAAACCGTTTCAAGCGATAAGGTTTACGCTAAGAAGAAAGGTCCTGAACTAGATTGGCCGAAAAGACCGAACAAAGAACAGAAAGAATATCTGCGTAAAAACAGCTACCTGCCTTCAGATAAAGATGTAGACGCAATGAAGGTACGTTTGAACAATGAAGTTGCAAGTCGTGGCAGTACATACGAAACAAACGACAAGATAGTTGTCGCTCAGTTATGCGATATGTTTATGGATAACAAACTATTTACAGAAGGCACGCAATACATTAAGGAACTAAGATCCAATATAAAAAATTACATAAAACCTCAACTAGGATATGTAAAAGTTAAAGATTTAAATGCACAATATTTATCTCTACTACTAAAGTATGTAGACTCAGTTAAATACGATCACAAAACAAAAAAGCATATCTTTTGGCAAGATCATCCAGACCAAAAAAAAGTTTCATATTCGACAATCCGTAAAGTAAAGAATAACTTAAACGCTATCTTGAATTATGCATGTGATAACGAAAGGAAATGGATTTCTGAAAATCCTCTTAAAGGTGTTACAACGGATATACAAGAAACAGATAAAGCAAAAAATTATTTACGCAATGTAAATCAAAAACAAGTTTTTTTAACACATAATCAAGTTGAAACTATTGCTAATTCTTTAAGAGAAAGTAATTTCCAACTAGCCGTTTTATTAACTTCTGTTACCGGGATGAGAAGAGGAGAAGTACTGGGATTAAAATGGAAGGATTGGACTGAAGGGAAGATAAACTTTTTAAATATTAGACGACAAGTATATAAATGTACTACAAGAAACACTTGGACTACACAGCTTGAAGATGGCGAAGATAAAAAGCCTAAATATAATTCGGGAAGAAAAATATCTATAGGTAAAAAGGGCGTTGAATGGCTACAGGCGCAACGTAACTATCAAGAAACATACTCAGCATTAAGAGGAATTAAAAATCTCTCTCAAGAAGATTATATATTTTCAAATTTAGAAACAGGGAACTTGTATTCTACAGATGGTCTTAGCCAAGCATTTTCAAGGGCCGTTGACAGATCAATTAAACAATTTAAGTTAAATGAAATAGATTGTTTAGTGCCAGGAGAATCTCATTTTCATTCTTTAAGACACTATCACGCTAGTGTATTAATAAACAACGGGGTTTCTTTAGCGATAGTTTCAAAAAGATTAGGGCATTCAAGTGTTGGCTTTACGTTAAAAATATACGGACATCTTGTTGATGGTTACGACATAGAAAGTGCTGAGTTAGCTGAAGGATATTTTGCAGATTACGATTTGGATTAATGCACAATAAGTGTTCCTTAAAAATCGGTTTTCAGAAATAATGGATATAAAATGGATATAAATCCTTTTTAAGGGGTTGCAATTTCACAAGGAACTACGAATTTCGTAGCTAAAATCAGCATTTTAGACCAGTATTTTAGTTGGTAGAGCGTTGGTCTCCAAAACCAAAGGTCGTGGGTTCGATCCCTGCCACCCCTGCCAGATTTCCAGTAATTCGTGACTAGATTACAAAAGAAACTTTTGACTGTCAGAAATTCCTGTCATATTTTGGAGATATGTTGAAATCGAAAATGGATATAAATGGATATAAACACCCCAACGCTACGATTTTCTTTTACGTTTTCGTTTCGGTGTTTGTCCGTCTCGAATGGCACGGGCTAGTTCGGTTGATTCGATCCAGAAATATTTAGCACCAGGTATCCTGACGGTTTGCAAAAATCCTTTTACTGGATGACACCAGTTGTTACGAACTTGCTCAGGCCCTCTGTGAAAATGTTTTGCCACTTGTTCTGTTGTCAGTAGTTCGGGTAAAAACACACCGATATATTCAAACCCGCACTCTTTGCAATCGGATTTAATCTTTGCCGTATCGTCCTCAAAGATCCGCTTTTCTGTTAGCGAACCTTTGCAGTCGGGACAGCGTTGCTTTATAAATATTTGTTTTGTTTCGTCATCCATTGTTAGTCCAGTAATGCGTAGTAAATGTCAGGGTAATGGCGTACAAACCATTCTTTGCCCTTGTCTACGATATCAATTAAGTCATCTCGTTTTATAGTTTTGCCCCTTGCTACAATAGTTACTTCATGTCCTGCATGTTCGTCTAGTATTGCCAATGCTCCCATCAGCCTGTCGTAAACGGCCACTTGTAATGGCGTAAGGGTTACAGACGCACCCGAATATTGAGTTTTTACTTCTACGGGTGCGTCATCTAATACAGTTACTTCGTATGGCGGTTGTATCTCATTCATTTTGTTTACCTCGTGCGTATTATACAACTGCCTTTTTTTCTACTAACTGATATTCAGTTGGTTTTGAACAATCGAGCAATTCAATCCCATCAGTATGTAAAGTAATCGCATTAACAACTTGATCTATTCCTGAGCAAGATGTCAGATGGGTATCTGTTGCTATTAAAACTGTTATAGTTTCAATTTTCACACGCTCAAAATCTATTTTTCTTAAATCCTTTTGATTTAATTTTTGTGTCATATCATTACCCTCCTTATGAGTAACTTATTTTTTTGACTTATTTTTTTCTTTGATCTGTAATGTTGGCGATTCTCGTAACGTTCCACGTTCAATAATTTCCGCTATGGCATCGCCGTATTTTCTAAACAAGTTTAGTTTTGCAAAGTTCCATTTTGGATCTGTCATTACTTGTTTCGGTGGCGTATACGCTCCTTTATCTATCAGTTCATCGGCGTGTTCCGTCTCTAATAGGGGGCGCAGCACATCATCTAATGCCTTTGGTCGACCTTGTTTGAGCTGCACTTCTAGGTCTGGATGTGGAACAGCCGTTGCGCCTTCACGTTCCATATCCTGGAGTATCTCAAACTTTAATTCATCGGCCTTTGTTCGGCTCGTTTTGCTTACTTCGTAGAGATTCCAACATCGTGTAATTTTATCCTGTAAATCACTCATTTAATTCACGCTCCTAATTTTAATTGAGTTTCTATTTGTTTTTGATATGCATGTTCGTGCATTAATTCGTATATTTCCGCATCGTTTAACGGTTGTGTTCTACATACATAATGAAATGAATTTTTTTTCCCGGCGTGGATAATTTCATCGCCTTTATAAATTCCGCCACAATTGGTAGTGTCCTGGTATTGGCAGTATCCGTTATATTTGGCTATCATTACGCTACACCTACCTTTTTATTGCTGTATGCAAATTTGATACCTTCTTTACGCATTCGTTTTAATGCTTTCGAAGCTTCCGAGTCTTTAGGTTGTGTACCATGTAGCAATAAAGCGAAAGATCCCGCGTTATTAATCGCGTAATACTCGTCGTGGTCAATTGGCAAATCTGTGTCGTCTGGATGATTTACAACTACCGCGCTTTTTAGGTTAAATTCGTCAATAATTGAATCTTTACGGCTTCCGTAGCTAGCATTCATTGAGAAATTGTCCGGGCGCATATATTCCAATTCCTGCATCCAGTCAACACTTTTAGTGTATGCATAAAATTTAATATTTTTGTAGAATCTCGCGACATCATAAAAAGCTTCCATATAATCACGACTGAAAAAATCCCCCCCTACATGAATGCGGATTATGTCCGCGTCCTGTGGAATTGAATTCATTAGTATCTGTGTGATCTGTTCTAAACTTTTTTTGAGTAATAAATCCGTGTTGTATTTTCTTTGCTCGTATACGGTCGGGTACATTACTTCCTGTGATGCGCTAAAACATCTAAATATCGCGTGTTTACCTTGTTGTATTCTAGTTTTGCCCGTTTTCTTATCTTTAATGGCCCATGCTTGGCAATCCTTAGCGCCTGGACAAGTAAAGCCAGACAATAAAGATAGAGAATAAATTTTTGGCTTGTTAATTGGTAACCATGCCTTGATTCCTTCAAGCTTCGCGTTCGCGTCCTTGCTAAACTTCAATTTTGGGTATGTTATATTTTCATTAGTCATTTTAAATAGCCTCTCTATTTAATTTGATTAGAGTGTGGAACGAATGCCGATTCGCTCCACGCTCGTTATTTATTTATTGATTACGATTGAAATGAAATTCTTGTGGTTCATCGCAATTTCTACATAATTTTTGTGATGTAGTCATTTTTATTTACTCCATAAAAACTTATTTGTAGCTATAATACATGATGTTTTTTAATGTGTCAACAATTAATTATGTTATGTCAATTTTATTTCATTCAAAATATAAATTATGAAATTATCATCTAAACACAAACAATTTGCGGATGCTTATATCCAATCCAGGAATGCATCAGAAGCGTACCGAATTGCATACGGTAACAAAAAAGAAAGCGTCGTTAATTCCGCAGCGAGTCGATTATTACGGAATGTTAAAATTCGGGATTATATAGTTAAGGTTCAGACCGAAAAACTAGCGAAAACGGCTGAAAAACAGGATATTACGCGGGATTTTTTGGTATCGCAGTACTTGGACGTGCTTGCTAAGAGTAAAGAACAACCGAGTACGTTATCCGTAGCAAAAAGTACGATCGATAGTTTAGCGCACATTAGCGGATTGTGGCTCGATAAGCGTACTGTTGAAGTGTCGGGCGCTGTCAATCACTTAGCGAGCCTCGACACGAGCGCATTGCTCGACGCCTTAACGACTGCACGACACGACAACGATGCGATCGATGCGGAATATCGGAACGTAAACGACGACTAGCCAGTCACGGATTGTTATTTTTTTTCGTGCCTATCGTGCCTAATATAATACCCTAACGTGCCTATATACTGCATTTAATTCATAAAATTATGTTCGGGGTGTCATTTTGTATCGCCACGACTGCGAACGGCGATCGGGGTGCCGCCATCTTTGATGGTGTGTACT